AAGAAAACACGCAGATTGAAAAGTTCGATTATCGGGCGTTTTTCGGCTATGACGTTCGGCCTGCAAATGAGGACGTGGCCACCATTCGAGCACAGGCCCGCACTGATCGCAGGAATTCCGCAACGAAAGCAACATAATGCTTATTAGCGAAAGCTCGCAACGCATAGCATCTAAAGCATTTAGCGTACACCCCGTTTTTGTTGGCAATTATGGCCATATTGCGCCGCTAGCTCCAGCCGATGCTAACCCAGTACCTTTTGTTTGGGATTCGCTGACGTGGTGCGGTCGCCCCCGGAGGGTTAATTTGCGCGCCAGCGCTTGCCAGACAATCTTTCCCCTGCGTTTGGCGATATGTTCGCGCTCTTTACTGCCTCCCACATGCCCAATCAATCTGTAGCAACAGAGGCTCTAGAACGGCCAAATACGGAGCACGTAGCAACACGCGGATACATGCTGCGCGTGCGATTCAGCGCGGCGGAGTTAGAGGCACTGGACCGGAGTAGGGGCGATGTATCGCGGAGCGAGTACGTGCGGGGATTGATTTTAGGGACTGAGCCGCGCCGAGTGAGCGAGCATGTGGATCACAGGCGGATTGATAGGCTGCCCATTTCGCCGGAGTTCCGGACAGCCCCTAAACCAAAGCCGACATGCAAGCACGGGGTAGAGCGGATGTACCACTGCTGGCAATGCGGCGGGATAGCGAAGGTGGAATGATGGCGGATGAACTGAAGGAACTAGGCGAGGAACAGGCGGTTGCCGAGCCGGAAGTTATCGTGACTTCGGACCAGGTTGCCGAAGCCGCGATCACCGAGCGGCCAACTGATGAACTCTCCCAGTCAATTGCGGCCTTTGAAACGGTGCAGCCGGGAATGAATTCCTCCGAAGTGTTGACCCCGCAATTTTCTTTTTACACCCACACCGGAGCGTCACACGGTCAGCATATCGCCCCGTCGGCGTCAAGCTACCAATGCGCGGATTGCGCGGAACTCGAAAGGCGCGTTCGCGCGGCCTTCAAGGAACTAGGATTCAAGTTTTAGGCTCCCGGCACGATGGAGTTGAGGAGCCAGTACCTGAGCGGGCGCGACGGGCGAAGTGCTCGGCGCGTGACCGTATAAGGAGTAACAGATGGCAACGAACACGATTGATTCAGGAGCAACAGCATTTAGCCCGTCGATAGTGGGCGGCACGGGAACTGGCGAGAACGTCTTCCCGGCGCTCGTTCAGCCGAACCAGGGCGTAGGGGTTGCTTCGGTTGCGACCATTCCTCTAGGCCTTGCAGTTCCGGCCAACGGGCAGTACGAGATGAAGCGCTTGACCGTCGTGGCTTCGGGAAAGGTGTTCATCCACGGCACGTCACCGACGCTGCTCTGGAAGATGTACAGCGGCAACTCCATGACCGCCGGGAGCGATGGCACGGCGCTGCTTGCCATGTCGGCGCTCGCGGGTCTGACCACCAACAAAACTTATCCCTGGTGCTGGCAGAGTGTGTTCCAGGGAGACTCAACTTCGGGCATCCTGCAGGCCATCAGCTCAACGCTGTGGGTCGATAACGCCACGGCGGGAACGATTACGCTGACGGGCATGGCTTCCGGCTTGAACCTGACGGCCAATGGCCCGGTCAGTGTCGTGCCTTCCGGCTATTCCACCACGTTCGGACTCAATCTCATCATGAGCCTGACGTTTGGAGTTTCCGACGCCACCAACAAGGCCTACTGCTCGCAGTTTAACCTAGAGGCCTAAATGCGAGGTGTAACCATGAAGCATCACGGATTCCACAAGACCGAAATTCATCACTTGGACGACGGCAGCCATACCGTTCACCATCACCACGTAGAGCCGCACAAGAGCGTGCATCACGCCGCAGCGGACCTCGACGAAGTGCATGACTCGCTCGAACATCACATGGGCGAGCCGAACGAAGGCGAAGCCGAGATGGCTGCGCCGATGGGCGCCGCCGCGCCGCCCCCGGCGATGCCCCCGGCGATGCCCTGATGCCTGCGACTTCCGTAGCGCAGCGCGAGGCTATGGCCATCGCGGAGCATCATCCGAGCGAACTAAGCGCCAAGAACAAAGGGCTCCTCAAAATGAGCCACAAACAGCTTCACGACTTCGCGGCGACGAGCGAAAAGGGATTGCCGGAGCATCGCAATTCACTTCATCGTCACGCTTTCAACATGAGGCGACATGGCTAGAAACTCGCATTACCGCACCGCATTTCACATTCGGAAGGGCGGCTTCCACCGCTGGCTCGGCAAAAGCGAAGGTGAGCCCATTACCGAAGCGGACATTGAAAAGGGACTGAAAGCCGGAGGCCATGCTGCGAAGATGGCCAACTTTGCGAGGAACGCGAAGCACTTCAAGCACTAGATGCCCGATACCTGCACCCTTCCTACCGGCCTGTACTACAAATCAGAAGCCCGCCCTATCTCCGAACTGAAACGCATCTTTCACGGATCGATGGGCGATACCAGCTTTGAGAAGTGGCTGGAATACCGCGACCGCGCCCGCAAGGACTTGTTCTGGCTGGGCAAGCGCGTGCTCAAGAAAGATTTGGTTTCCTGTCACATCGAATCGTGCAGCCTATTCGTTCCCAAGAATTTCGATGGCGTGTACCACAACGGCTACACCATCGGAGAAGTCCACAAGGCTATCGGAGCGCAGCAGCGCGAGCGCGAAATGATGTTTCTCGATCCGCGCGGAGCCTACAAATCGACCATTGACGGAATCGACGCAGTGCAATGGCTCCTCAATTGCCCCGACATACGCATCCTGATTCTGACCGGCGAATACAAACTCGCTCTCGCATTCATGTCGGAGATCAAAGGCTACTTCTACCGGCCCGAAGATACCGACCCGACGATTTTACAGCAGCTTTTCCCCGAATACATCCTGCACGGCAAAGACGGAACGTCCGATCAGCCGCTCAACTGTCCGGCCCGCATCCACATCACCCAAAAAGAGCCTTCGCTGTGGGTCAACGCCATCGTCGCCAACCTTTCCGGCTGGCATTGCGATGTGCGCAAGATGGATGACGTGGTGACGGACGAGAACTCGAACAGCATCGATTCACGCGCAAAGCTCAAAACCAAGATCGACGGCACCGATAATCTCGTGGATGAGTGGGGATTCACCGACATTATCGGCACGCGGTACTTCGTGGACGATTATTACGGAGAGCGGATTCGCGCCCCAAAGGATGATGCGCCGCTCAAGTATCACTGCCGCGCGTGCTGGACGGTAAAGCCTCCGTTTGTGGATACCCCGCTTTTGCAATTGCGCTCCAACATGGTCGATTTGCTGTTTCCCGAAAAGCTGAACTTCAAATCCCTGCGGGCCAAGTTGAGCAAGAACGAAACGATGTTCCGATGCCAGCAGCTCAACGAGCCTGCGGCGGAAGGATCATTCATCACTTTCTCGGAAGACATCCTGCGGTTGCACCTGACGGGAATCATGCCCAAGGAAGGGCGGCGGTACATCGCCTGGGACACGTCCTACGCGCGGGATGACAAAGCGGACTATTCCTGCGGCGCTTGCGGCGTAGTGGTGCAGGGCGATCCGTTGCCCGAATTGCACATCGTGGAAGTGATTTACGGCAAGTGGAAGCCCTCGGAACTGATCTTTCAGATGATTCAATTCGAGCTGAAACATCGGCCCGATACCACGCTCATCGAGGAAACCAGCGGCAGCGAATTCCTGAAGATGGAATTGCAGCGCGTGGCGCAAATCCGCCAATGCCCGCTGCATTTGATATGGAAAAAGCCGGGTACGGAAGCGGACTCGAAGCGCAACCGCATCAAGAGCCTGGAAACATTGCTGGCTGACGACCGCCTGTATTTCCTGATGGGGCCGTGGATCGATGAGACGTTCCTGCAATTCACCCGCTACACCGGCGAGCGCAAGAATCGCGGGCGCAAGGACGACATTCCCGACGCCGTGTCTTACCTGCAATTCTTCGTTCCCTCAACAGCCAACAACGAGCAAATGAAGCTAGCGATGGCGGAGGCGGAACGCAAGGCACGAGCGCAGTCTATCTACAACACGATATTCGAGACGCCAGCGCATCACGCACCAATCCCGCAGATAGCGGAACCTTCGATTAAGCGTAGGCTCTTCGGGTCACTTGCCCATGTCTAGCCGCCATCCGATTACAGAAAAAGATTTGCGGCTCGATCCGAAGACGAACACCTATCAGTTTTCCGATAGCGGCATGATCGAGCTGATTGCCGCCGACGCCGCCAATTACGATACGTGGATGAACATCCAGCAATGGGCCTCGGTATGGCAGCAATCCGACCTGCTTTTGCAGTCTCCCATGTCCGCGTTCGATGGCATCGCGGGGATGACCGTCCCAAAGTTCACGCTCTCGAATCATCTTTCCGCCATCGTGCCGAAAATCATGAGCGGCATCTTTTACGAAACGCCGTGGTTTACCGCGCGACCCAGGCCCTCGGTTACGCAGGACATCGTGCGAGCGAAGACTGCGCTCTTTACCTACCAATTTGATCAGATGGAGCTTTTGCAGGAAATCGAACCTGGTGCCGAGCAGATGGGTCACCTGGGAACATGCATCTTCAAATGGGGTTGGTGCTCAAAGAAAAAGATCACCAAGCGTTACGTGCGCAAGGCCAACACCGTCGCCGTCGATACGCCGATGAGCACGGCGCACGTGGATACGCCGGAGTCGAAAGAATTTACAGTTGAGTACGACGAGGAAACCATCGAGCATCCGTGGCTCAAGATGTGCGATATCCGCACGGTGCTGGTAAACCCCGGAACGCGGCGCGGCGACATTCGCAAAGCCAAGAACGTAATCTACCGCGATTTTGCTACCTGGTCTGACCTTGAAGCCTTGCGTGACGTCGAAGGTTACGACATTCCCGACGAGGGCACGCTGAAGGAATGGTTCCTAAACCGCGCGAATCCGCATCCCGACAATCTGGCGATGACGCAGCCGGAGATGATGCGTGGCTACCTGCAACACGCCATCCCGCGCAATTACAAATCGACGGAAGACCCGCTAGAGAACGGCCTGGAACTTCTCGAACGGTGGGATGGAAACAAAGTTGGCGTGGCGCTGCGATACAAAAACGAGTGGGTGCTGATCCGCAACGAGGCCAACCCGTACGGCAAAATCCCATTCCTTTCCGCGAATTGGAGGAATCTGCCCGACGCTTTTTATGGGCAGGGATTAGGCCAGCTTGTGGGCGCGGAACAGATGGTCGAGCAGGGTACCACGACGCTTGCTCTTGGGATGCTCGCATACGGGCTGCAGCCGACCGCCGTGCGCAAGCAGGGATACAACGCCATCAGCCAGCCGAACGCATGGGAACAGGGCGGCATCATCAACGTGGAAGATGATGTCGATAAGGCCTTCAAGTTCCTTGAATTTCCACCTATTCCGGCGGAAGCATGGAAATTCATCGAATACTCGCAGGCCTCCGCACAGGAAAGTTCAGGAGCAAACCAGCAGACCACTCTTGGCGCGGGAGCTTCGGGTGCGCGAACGACCGGGATGCGATCCGGCACAGGGGCGGCGCTAGTCGGGCAGGCCAATGCCGCGCGTCTTGATGGCCCGGTCGAGCGGCTGATCCGCCAGGTTCTCGTTCCGTTTCTCTACATCGTAGACGATTTGAACAACGACCGCTTGCCCACGGAAACACTCGATGGAGTGCTTGGAGAAGTCGCCAAGGATTTGAAGGTCGATCACGTCGCGTTCCGCAACGCCAAGATGGAGTACGAAGTTCTGGCCGGAGCGCATCTAGGCCCGAAAAAGGAAATGGCGCAATTTCTGCCGTTCCTAATCAACCTCGTCAACAATCCGACCGTAGTGGAAATGCTCGCTGAGTCCGGTTGGCAATTCGATATGAATGCCATCTTCAAGGCCATGGCCGATTTGTCCGGCTGGAAATATTCGCAGCCCTTCCTCGTGAAGATGACGGCTCAGCAGCAACAGCGCCGCATTGCCAGCTCTCCCGCAGGTGTCGCGCAAATCAAGGGACAGGCCGCGCAATCCGCACAAGCGCAGAAATTCCAGCAGCAACAGCAGCTTCTCGACCAGGAGCAACTGGGCAAGGCAGCAGGAGAGGCCACGCGCATCGTTCTAGAACATGAATTACAAGGCGCGGAGGAGCCAGTGCTGGCATGAGCATCACTAAAACGCCGCTGGGCAAGGATTTGACGCAGGGGGAACGAATCTATCTGGCCTCGCTTGCGCATCACGACGGTTTCCCGGTGTTGCAGAAGCTGTTCGACGATGCCTGCCGCGCTGCGACTGAAGAAGTGATGAAAGTCGATCCCGCATCGCCAAATTATAAGGACGTGCTGGCGGCGAAGCAGGCCAATGCGCGAGCCATTCACGAATTTTGTGACGCCATTCGCAAGAGCTTTAACTGGAACGTCGAAATCGGAGTCCAGGAAGTCGAAAAAGAAGCGGCCAAGGAAGAAAAACGAAGGAGTCCCAACTAATGAGCGAAACAAATGCTGCGGCAGTATCCGAAAAGCCCAAATTCATCGTTGAGTATCAGCATACGGACGACAAGGGCAATCCGCTGATCGATCCGCGAACGGGCAACGCTTTGTTTACGAACCTCACTGCGGAAACAGCCGAGGAAATGATCGAAAAGCAGAAACGCGCCCACATTGAAGTGACTCGCGCTCTGTATCGGGCGCGAACGCAAAAAGCCGTGCCGAAAGAAGCGGTCGCAGCTCCGCGCGTGCTATCGCCAGAGGAAGAACGGCAGGCCGCTGTTGATTTGGCTGATCCCGCCAAAGCGCGAGAGGCCATTCGCAAGTTGTCGGGCGTTGACGATCTCGAAAAGGAAAACGAAAAGACGCGCAAGGCGCAGCAAGAAGCCGAAGCGCAGCGCGCCGCCTATACGTTCATGTCGCGGCACATCGACGACTACTATCCGTGCAGCGCCAATTCCGCAATTATAGCCAAATTTGTTGACGACAATGAACTCGATCCTCGCGTAGTTGACAATTACGAAATCGCTTTCTCGAACGTGTACGAAATGCTGGCCAAACGGCCCGCGCCGCAGCCTGAAGTGGTGCGCGAGCCGGAGCCTGTGCGGGAAGAAACGCGCAAGCCATCCGGCGGTATTCAGCCCGGAGAGCTGTCTGGCGCATCCCGACCGCGCCGCGAATCGAAAAATGAACTCGTCACCAAGCAGCAAATCGCCGAATGGCGAAAGACGCCAGAGGGCCGCGCCGAGTACAAAAAGCGTCTACGAGACCCTAAATTCGTTGCGGCTGTTGATGCCCTCTTTGCGAAACCTTAAGGAGATTTGAAGTATGCCAGCGAATCCATCGGTAGCAAACGTAGGAAACGTATTAACAGCTCAAACGATTCACTTCGACAACGAGCTGATCCCCAACCTCAAGAGCGAAACCAACGCCTTCATGGAGGCAGCGGTAAAGCGCGTGCAGGGGCCGGGAACGGGCATCAACCGCACCTTTTTCCAGTATCAGGAACTGGCTGCGGACCTGACCCAATCGACGGACGGTGCGATTGGGAGCCCGGAATTCGTGGGGCAGATTTCCATTCCTTCGCAAATCGGGGAATGGAACAACTTCGGCAACTATTCGGCCTTCGTGGTGACTGCGGCGATGGACGACGTGGTGGGCAATTCGGCAATCGAAGCAAGCTACCAAGTGGGCCAAACTATCAGCGAGATTTACGCTGAGACGCTTGATTCCGCGACAGGCGTGGACTCAAACGTGAACCAGTCGGGCCTTTTGAGCAGCCCGTACACGATGAACCTCTCCACGATCCGAGAAATGAAGCAGGAGCTTCTCGCTATTGGTGTTCTGCCGCATAGCGACGGAGAATTCTGCGGCATCATCTCGCCGAACGTGCTGGGCGATTTGTGGAACGGCACGACCGTCAACAACTCAGTGATTGACTTCTGGAAGTACACCAAGGAAGGCCAGGAAACATTCGACAAAATGGCCGGACAGGTGGA